ACGGAAATATAGATAAATTTACAAATGACTCTTGGGTTGCTTTTACAGGAACTTTAAATTGGAGTAATGTCACAAAAGTAATTCCAGATGAAATATCTCTGAATATTTCTTGGATAATTTATGCAAATGATAGTTCAAATAATTGGAATATCAGTAAATTATTTTCTTATGTTTCAACAGCAGATGATACATGTACTTATTCTTCTGGAAATTGGGATGTAGATTGTTCTGATAATTGTACAATCTCTTCAAATGTAGCTTTAGGAGGAAATAATTTGACATTAGTTGGAATAGGACATTTTCTTTTAGGAGCAAATATTACTGGAATAAATGAAAGATGGTTAGGTTCTGGATGTGAAATTTGGCAACAATTAAATACTCACTTTTGGCATACATAATGGCATTACAAGCAGGAACATTCGATGGCACAGGAGCAGACTGTACAGGAACTAGTGGAGCAGTAAATAGAACATTAACTTTATTGAATGTTGGTCAAACTTATCAAGCTGGTTTTTTGGTTTACATATCTGGATTGGCTTTAGCTTTAACAACAGAATATACCGTTTCTCACAATTCAACCAGTACAGTAATTACTTTTCTGAATAATTTATGGGATGATATGACAGTAGTAGTTGCATATTGGGAAGAAAATACAGATACAACAGGATATGAGAGTAAAAGAACAGACTTTCAAAGTATAGTAACAGAGAATGGAATTGCTGCAACAATAATTAGGCAAGCAGAAACAGTTGATGAAATGGGTGGAGTAACAGTTTCAACAGAGTCAAGTTATTCAATATTTACAATAATTCAAAATATTACTAAAAAAGATCGTAAAATTCATGATATGGGATTAGCAATTGCTGGAAATTCTAAAGCATATTTATATCATTCATATCCAAATTCAATCACAGGAAATGGTACATTGGTTCCTCAACCTGGAGACATAATTGTAGATGATAACAGTAAACGATGGAGAATTGAGCAAATGGTTGGTGAAAGATATGCTGACACTAAAGAAATATTTAAAGTTGCTATAATCAAAAGAATAAATCTGGATCAATAAAATGCAACTAAAACTTCAAATAGATACAAAGTTAATTACTGGAAAGATCAAAGAACAAGCACAAAATGTTTTATTTGGTGCAATGTTAAAACTACAAGAATTAGCTCAACAAAATGTATCTGTGGATGTGGGAAGACTTAGATCAGCTATTCGTTTTTATCCAACAGCAAAAGGATACTCTGAATATACTCTAACAGATGGAGTAGATTATGGGGTTTATGTGGAGTATGGCACATCCCCTCACTATGTTAGTGCAAAACACTTAAAAGACTGGGCTAGAAGAGTTTTAGGAGATGAAGATGCAGCTTACCCTATCGCAAAAAAGATCGCACGAGATGGAACCGATGCACACCCATTCTTTAGACCTGCACTAGATCAAGTTAATAATATCTGGATAAATCGTCTTTGGGAAAAACAGATGAGTTGAGCAACAAGATTTAAATATGTCTGAGATCTCTTCTAATTATTAGTACGCCGTAAAGATAATCCTACAAGGGTCGGCATGGAGTCAAGAGACACCAAACAAATCCAAGAGGTAAAATGGTATTTATATCCCCAAAAATTGTAATAGTAGATTTTCTAAGAAACAGACTTACTGATCCTCGAGCGAGAGCTGAGGCTTCTAAAACAGAAGAATTTGATGGAGGATCAACAGACTTTGCTTTAACTCCTACTATTGGTGCAATGCAAAGCATTACTTCGGTGACTGTTGATGGAACAGCACAAACTAAGTGGGGTGACTATTGGATTGATGTTCAAAATCAGAAAGTTATTTTCTATTCAAATACAGCATCTGGAACAAAAAATGTTGATATAATCTACAAGCAAGGAACCACTTCTTGGATTTATCCAGATAAAGCTAAAGAAACTCTTGCAAATACTTCTTTTCCAAGAATTAATATTTTAGTTGTTGGAGGTACTGGTGGAAGACTAGGCCAATATAATTCTAATATTGAGTCTGTAATTCACTTTCAAATAGACATATGGTCTAAAGAAAACCAAGTTCAGACAATTAGTTCTGTAAAGTATGCAGGTGATAAACTTTCTGAATATTTAGCATATGAAGTAACAAAAGCATTCAGAGCATATGTAGATGATTTACACCCTGCATTATATAATTATACTCTTTTAGGAACTCCTCGAGATATGGGATACAATACAGAAATGCAATGTTTTCATACAATCGTGGAAGTAGAATTAAAAGGAATTGATGTTTCAGAAGGAGAAAGTTAAATTATAGGAGGTTAAAAATAAGGAGAACATAGAAAGAACATGGTATTCAAGAAAAAACAAACACCCTGGAATAAAGGAAAAGTAGGATTACAAAAACATTCAGAAGAAACTAAACAAAAGATGAGTGATTCACATAAGGGAAAAAATATTGAACATTTGAAAAATATTGGATTTAAGAAAGATGATCCAAGAAGAAGCAAAGGAAAACCATTCATAAAGGGATTCAATCATTCTGAAGAATCAAAACAAAAAATGAGAAAACCTAAATCAGAAGAACATAAGAAAAAAATAAAAGAAGCAAGAAAAAATCAAATACTTCCAGTGAAAGATACAAAAATAGAAGTTAAAATTCAAAACTTTTTAAAGGAATTAAACATAGAATTTTTTACACACCAATATATGAAAATTGAACATGGATATCAATGTGATGTTTTAATTCCATCAATGAATTTAGTGATTGAATGCGATGGGGACTACTGGCATAAATATCCAATTGGTAGAGAGATTGATTCTATTCGAACAAATGAACTTCTTAAAAATGGTTTTAAAGTTTTGAGACTTTGGGAGTTTGAAATAAAAGAATTGAATATCAGTTCATTCAGAATTAAATTACAGGAAATAAAAAATATGGAGATTAAAAAATGACTGAGTATTTTTTGGGTGCCAGAGAGCAAATTGCAATGTGTGAGGAAGATACTTGGGCAGCTTTAGGAACCAAAACTATGGCAAGTGAAGGATTTCAAGTTGGTAAAAATACACAAATTACTCCAGACTTTTCAAAGAATTGGCAAGAGGTTTTAGGTGCAGGTGTAGATAGTCGTGACATTGACTCATTAGAGAAAGGGCCAGAAACATATAGGTTTACAATGACTTTCAACCCAACAAATTGGAAGTTCATAAGATACTGTGCACATGGGACAGTTAGTAATACAAGCACGGCACCAACAGTTCATACTTTTACAGCAACAGACGTAGTAAAATCTTTCACTTTAGAATGGGCTAAAAGGCAAACAACCACAGATCATGTTATTACCTTAACAGGATGTATAATTACAAATTGGGTAGTTGGATTTGCAAAAGGAACAGGTGCGGCAGATGGATTTGTAACAGTTACAGCAGAATGTTTAGCAAAATCAGCAAGTGCAGGAACAAGCACAACAACAGTGACAGCAAACACCGATGATGCTTTTCAATTTAGAATGGCTAAATTAACTTATGCAGGTTCAGAAGTTGTAGAAGTAAACAGTGGTGAATTAACTTGTGATAATGGAATTGATGAAAACGATGCAAGATATTGTAATTCAACATTAGACCAAGCAATAGGTGAGCCAATTCCAAAAGTTAGGAGATATACATGCAAATTCAATATCAACCAAAAAGATGATACTTATTATGATGATTGGAATGATCAGGTAGTAGTCCCAAGCACAAACACTTTAGCATTAATAAGAGGAACCGGTCCGGCAGATGATATTACATTTACCTTTACAAGCGAATATCTTAATTCAGCAACAAGTCCAACCAATATAGAGGGACTAACAAATGTTGATTTGATAGGAACAATTAAATCAGTTGCAATCGTGGCAAACGATGCACTTACAGATTATTAACGGGAGGTTAAAATGGAATTTGAAAATGACTTTGTAGATGAAAAGCCAGTAGCGTTTGAGATAGATGGTAGAAAATTTAAACTAAAACCAGTAACAGCAGGAGATGAGAATGATTGGTCAAATGAATATATTAGTTTAGATGAAAAAGGGAACAAAGTAACAAACATTGATAAGATTAATGAGTGTAAAATGAGAAATTTAGTAGAAGTTCCTTATGGAAAAGAGCGAATTAATAATCAAATTGGTGTAGATAAAGAGTGGAAAGATCTCTCTCAGAGTGAACAATGGTCTTTTTTAAGAGGATTAAATAGAAAACTTTTCAATAAAATTGTATTGAAAATTGAAGAAATAGATAATCCCTCTACTAAAGAAAAAAAAAATTAATATTCAAAATCCAGACAGGTAATGTTGATCATGGGTTTTCTCTTGATGGGCATACTGAAAAAATGCTCTGGTTAAAATATAAATTTTTCAAAGAGGGAATTAGTCCAAGAGAGTTCAGAAGATGTCGAATGAGTGATGTTTCAGACATTATAGATATAAACCAAGAAATGGAAATAAAAATGGCAAGAGAACAAAAACTTAAAGAAATGCAGGGGAGAATGAGATAGTGGTTGAAGTAGGAAGTATCCAAATAGGAGGATCAATTCAAACAGAAGGCATAGAAAGAGGCCTAAAACGAGTTGAAGGAGGATTTAAAGATATTGATAGAGTAGGCAAGGGAGTAAACTCTGATTTCCAAAGAATGAGTTCTCAAGCACAATCATTAGGAAGAACTTTAGGAGCAATGGCTCTTGTTGGATCCGGAGCATTAATTGCATTAGCAAAAGGAGCACCAGCAACTGCCGGAGCAATGGCTAAAATAGAAGTTGGAACAATGAAATTAAAATTTGCTGTTGGAGATGCACTTAAAGAAGAATTTAATTGGTTTGCAGATAAACTTAATTGGCTTTCTGGATGGGTAGGATCTCACCCTGACTTATTTGGCAATTTAACAAAAGGAGTTTTAATATTAGCAGGAGTTTTTACAGCTTTTAAAGTTGGAGGATTAGTATTAGGAGGACTATCTTCTATGGCAGGAACTTTAGGGGTTATCTGGGCAATATTATCATCACCAACATTTTTAGTAGGACTAGCTGCATTAACAACGGCAGCTGCAACATGGGCATATGTTCATGGATTAGCTTCACAAGCACAAGAATTTAGTGCTTTGGCACCAGGAGGAATGCAAGATATTCAATACAGTGCTCAAACAGAAACAGGAACAAGACAATTCGAATCTAGTGGAATGACTTATAGTATTGATATGCAAAAAGCATTTAGTGATTATAATAAAAATAAAGGGAATATTAGTACAGAAACATATGCTTGGGATGATATAAGATGACAATGAAGATAGAAAATTATTCAGGAACTGCAAGTACTTTCACATGGGCAAACAATCCAAAAACATTTGATGATGCTTTATCTTCAAACCACACTATTACAAATATCCCTTATCAAAGATATCATATATTTGTGAGTGGTGGGGGAACTCCTCCAAAAAAGATTGTCTTAACTGGGGAATTTCATGGAACAAGCAAAAACACTTACTATAATACTTTATCTGGACACTTTATGGAAACAACTAAATTAAAGAAATTATATTTTGATTCAGATAAATTCTATTTAGGAATAGGAAAAGATATTAAAAAAACATATACCGGTGGACGGACTAATTTTTTAGATTATGTTGCAACCTTTGAAACAATTGTTGGAGTTTTATTTAGTAATTCACAATTAACACATACGGATGGAGGTGCTGAAGTTACAAATGCAGGAAATGTAAATACTTTTATTGAGGAAATTGCAGGGGCCGTAACAAGTGGTGCTGCAGATATTGTGCTCACAGACACTATTGGAAATCAATTGAAAATTCCATCCGGAAGTTTAACCACAGGCCAAGCAGTAGTTGTATCTTTTATAAAAATGGTTGATTCAGGAGATGGAGTTTATGTTTCAGAATATAATTACACAACTGTAGCAGGATCACAAGTAAAAACAACACAAACAGGCACAGGATTGGGAATACTTCAATTAGGTCCTTCAAGAACTACAGCAGACATTACTGTTTCAAATCTTGATGCAGGATATACAATTAAGTTAAGATCAGCATACAGTTCTTAAAATGAAAAATGAGCAACTATATAATAAAAATAACAAATACCTCAAGTGAGATAGGCACAATAATCCCAGACGTAGGTTTTTCTTATACTGATAATTTAAATGAAGTAAATCAAGCAAATATCAAACTTTCTGGATCTTCTTCTGCTAAAAGAAGTTTAATAGAAATGGGTTCTATTGTAGAAATCTATCGAGGAGGTACTTTAGAATTTAAAGGATTAATTGATTCAGTAGATTATTTATCTGCAGGTGGAATGTCTATTAAATCTTCTGGGTGGGAAATTTGGTTAGGAAAAGAGAATGGAGATTATGCAAGCTCTCCATGGTCATCAACGGCTAGTGCTACAATATTTTCAGCAGTTCTAGCAGAAATGTCTCAACCAGCATCTAGTCCTTTTACAGAGGGGACAGTTGATGCAGGGACTTCTATTGATTTTAGAGCTGGATTGACAGAGAGTATTTGGAACATAATTTCTAATTTATCTAATAAAACAACACAAGATATTGGAATTGATTATATAAATCAAGAGATAGATATTTTAGACCATAAAGGAAGTTCAACAAGTGTTGCAACCTTTAATACAGGTATTCAGATTTCAAATCTAAGAGTCACACAAACATACCCTCTTGGTAATGATGTAAGAATTTATGGGCAAGGAGAAGGAGAAACAAGAATTATCTCAGACCATACTTCTTCAGGACAAGATGCCACAAGTAAAACTAATTATGGAACTATCAGAAAAATTGTAAGAGATCCTAGCATAACCACAGTTGCAGAGGCAGATTTATTGGCAGATGCTCTTGTAGCTTACTATAAAGATCCAATAAAAATTTATGATTTTGAAGTATTAAATCCAAGTCAGAGTATAGTGTCTGGAGATGTTATTACTTTAAATGCACCAAGTCAAGGACTTTCAAGTGAAGATGTGAGAGTTGTAAAAATTAAAAAAGGAATGCAAGGCAATAGGGAAGTTCTTACTTATCAAGTAACAAACGAGGCATATTCTCGTGCAATAAAAAATAAAGATGAAGTACTTGCCCAAATTGATAAAAATAATAGAGACAATCAAACATATAATCAATATCAGTCTGAATATTCAAATCAAACATGTGCAACGACAATCGGAGGAACATCTTGTTTTACAAATGACTTAGCTTGTATTTTTGGATCTTGTATGACTGCCTCTATTGTAAATTTGTTAGATTTAGGTTTAATTGGAAATGGTGTCTGTGGATGTACTGGAGATTGGCTTTTTTTGAATGGAAGTTTATCCGTAACTAGCGGAACAGTTCAAGCATGCAAGCTTAATGTCAATGTATCAAGTGCATGTAATTATATTTGTGATGGATTAATTGTGGCAGGAGCTCTTACAATAGGAAACTCCCCAGATGAATTTACTTTTCCTACTTTTGATGGAAATGCTGGAAATTTTATATGCACTGATGGATCAGGAGCACTTGGTTGGGCAACCCCAGCAGCAGGTTCAGACTTATGGGCAGATGGAACAGCACCTTATGTTATTCCTTGTAATTCTTGTGGAATTTGTATGACAGGCAACATAGTTTCAGCCAATAATACTAGCTGTATGGGTTGTGCTGCTTCTCCTGGATCATGGAAAGAAGTTCATGGTCTTTGTATTGTTGCAGGAACTTGTGTGGTTTCTGGAGTGGTTCAAGCGACTTATTTAAATGGGACCTGCGTTTGCGGAAGCAGAAGAATGGTTTTACCTGTGGGGGTTAACTGTTA